TTTTTTTTTACATTTTTAGAGAACATATGTTCTACTATTCATACGTATTGATTATCATTATCATTTACATAACCACTCTTTTTTTGGTGACAGATTGAGAATGAAACTCACTGAGAATACATACAAATACATACATCATATTATTTATTAGTAAACATAATGATAAACATTATCATCTATTATTTTTAAAATTGAGAATAGCTTTATTTTAGTTACCTTATATCTTTTATTCTTATCTCTTATATTGTTATCTATTACTACTCTATATATTAAGAAACAGGAATTTATTTTTATATTCCCCGTTTTTAGCCTGTAAAATTCATTTATTTGAGTTATACGGGCTTTTTATATTGTCTTAGGTATGATAACCCTTGAAAAACGTAAAAAAGGCTTATAGGTACCAAATTTTAAATTTTAGGGCTATTCTTTGTATTTAGTTATACGTTGTAATTTAATTATTTGAGTTATAAGGCTTATTTTAGTATCTTTACCCTTATAGGGTATCTTATACTTTGTATAAGAGTTTTTTCTATTACTACTATGTATTAGTTGATAGTAATTTTATTTTTCTTATTCCCAGTTTTTAGATTTTTATAATCGTGTACACACGACCTAACGGATAATGAGAATTGGTGAGAATGGATTGGTGTGTTCCATGCATGAGGCTCCACGAAGCCAGCAAACAAGCGGAATTTGACAAAATCGTGTTTGTGTGGCACAATGGTCTCAGCCGTTGAGGAACGAACCTCACGGAGTACCTACTCACCTAGTACTGAGTGATAGGTACATCAGTATTTATTGAAAGGAGTACATCATGGAATTTCATGTTGTGCAAACTATCGGTCACATTGTGGCTTGGTCAATTCTTATTATTGGTTATGTTCTTATGGGCATGCTTGCCTATTATACTATCAAGCGTGCTATGAAAGGGGAATAATATTATGTATTGTATGCTAAAATCCCAGATTGATGGAAAACCCTTTTTAGTAACTTCTGTCAATAACGAAAAAGATATTGAACGCATTGAAGATTTTGTGCGTGATATGTGGTTATCTGCTGAGTTATTTTTAGAAATGCCAAGCAATATCCCAACTGTTTGGTCTTGCGAAGATATTGAAAAACACATGAAATAATTTATTTAAAGGAGCTTAGTTATGAAACACAAACGACAACAAGTAGCAGAAATTTTAGTAAGTTCTGGTTTTGGTTATTTCCACCAAGACAAATATATAGCAGAGCTATATAAGGCGTTACTGCCAAACGACTTAATGCCAGAGTTGGTGGAACGAATTGGGTTATTTACATGGGCTGTATTAAATTTAGAAGCATATTCTGGCTCCTCTACCGATTTTTTGCCAGAGGAATTTACTAAAATAATTAATGGAGATTACTCCTCCAAAGCATATAAAGAGCGTTGGAGAGATATTGAGAATAAATATCGGTGTAAAGACTGGTATTTGGGTATGATTGCACAAGTAGAGGCTGAGGAAGCCTTAAAAGGTCGTAGTGAGATATAGGAGTTTTATATGAAATACGATATCAGTGATATTATTAAATTATGTAATGCAAATCCTATGAACTCAGTATGGCAAATTATTGAGTTGAGTACTGGGAAAGTATTCCCAGTAACTGGGTTTAGCGGTACATTTGGTTCTATCTCTTTCTCCTGTAATTATGAACAGAAAGAGGATAGTAAACAGCAAACCTCTAAGGCTGTGGTAAAAGAGTTCTCTGAGTATAATAAAGACCAAGTGATTTATTGTACGATATGGGACTTCATGGATAACGGTCACAAATATACTTGGCGGGACTTCCATGTGAGAGACTTAGTTTACCACGATAAAATGTTCACGTTGTATATTGATAACCGTAACGGTATCAGATAATATATTTCAATTCCATGTTTTTAATTTTATAATAAAGGAGAATATATCATGGAAAAATTGTATGTAATCGACGGAAAATTAATGGAACTTGAAGCCCTTGCTACTAACATGGCTTCTATGAAAGATTTTTACTTCCTTAGAAACGTAAATAATAGTGCAGACATCAAGCATATCCCAGTAGAGGAATTGCCAGAACCTTATGTGAAAAACGAGGTAACAATCCCTCAAGGGGTGCTCTATTTTAGTAACTGGTATGAGCGTTTAAGCCACGAAGAAACGACTGTAGATACTGGGTTTAATACCGTAGTCTACAAAACCAAAGCAAATGGCTTTGTTGAGACGGAAAAGTATTACAATGTCAATGGTGCACTTGTTTACGTTGGCAAATATGGTCGCATCATTACTATTCCAAACTCCCCTAATAGATATGAAGCAGGAACGAAAAATTTATGGTCCGAATTATCCAGACCATTATCTTTAGTAACTGGTCGTGTAGTTGAAGATGGTGTAATGTGCGATTATGCCAACGAAAAAGTATTGTTAAATCGTGACGAAGTAGTTTTCTCTAGCTTATCTGAAGATGTAGTTGTTAAAGAGAGTGACCACTATATCGAAACTGATGATGGTGAAATTATCACTCGTAGAGATATTAAAAACGGCTTGACAGACGAATATTTTATCTGCGATGATTGCGATGTAATCCATAGTGTGGAAGAACGCAATTATTTAGAGAACTACGATAAGGACGTATGTGAAGATTGTTTAGATAATTATCGTTGGAGCGATTACGACGATATGTATTTAGACGAGAGCGACGGCGAGTATGTAGAGTCCGTAGATAGCTTTGTCTCTTATGACTCTATCAATGAACAATTTACACGCTGTCAAGAGTGTGGCGAATTGTTCGTAACGGACGATATGTACCACGCTGAAAATGGCTACTGGTTATGTAATTACTGTGCAGAAGAATACACAGATGACGAAGGTTACTACGTAAATGGTAACTGTGACTTTATCCACTGCTATTCTTACAAACCAGATGCTCAGTTCTTTGGTGGCGATAGCGAAAAGTACTTGGGCTTAGAGTACGAAGTAGAGGGTGGTGGCTATAATGACCATAAAGCTAAAAAAATCTTTGGTGGTCAATCCCACTGGTATTGTAAGTCTGATGGCTCTTTAGACCATGGATTTGAGGCAGTAACTCATCCATGTACACCAGAATTTATGCTAAAAAGCATTGACTGGGACAAGATTACAGAGCAATTAGAAGAGAATGGGTATGACGAAACTTATGGAGCTGGTATTCATATTCACGTATCTCGTAACCATTTCAAATCTCGTTCCCATATTGGTAAGTTAATTCGTTTCTTCGCTGAAAACTATGACGACTTAGTACTTTTCGCTAACCGCCCTTCTAGTCAAGCAGAACAATGGGCTCAAGCAACTGATGTTTATGATTGTTCTACATTTGAAGGTTGCTATAATGAGGCTCGTGGTGAAAGATACTCTGCTGTGAATGTTCAAAATGCCGCTACTATTGAAATTCGTTTGTGGAACACCACTTACGACGCACGAACTTTACGCAGTTTTATCCAAATGACCGATGTATTGACTGATTTAGCTAACGGTCAATGGGAAGACTTCACCTGGGCGAATGTTCGTAAACTAGGCGAAGAACGTGGCTACGACGAATTATTACACAGATTAGGACAGCAAGGTAAATAAGCCTTGCTTTCCAATTTAAATAAATTTTAGTTATTAATTATAAAGGAGAAATATTATGTGCGTTATTGCAGTATATGAAGCAGGTTTAAAGTTACACGAAGAAGAACTTCGTAATTGTTTTGATTATAATAACGACGGTGCAGGTCTAATGTACTGGGATAAAGAAAATGGGAAAACCCGTATTAGAAAAGGGTTCTTTACTTTCGAAGACTTCTGGCAAGCCGCTAATGAAATTCCAGAAGATGTACATCGTGTGTTCCATTTCAGGATTGCTACAAGCGGTGCTATTGCACCTTCAACTTGTCACCCATTTGCAGTAAGTGATGATTACAAAACAATGGGTAAAGCCAACACATTCACTGATGTTGGTATGGTGCACAACGGTATTCTCTCAGAATACACACCTAAACTAGGTATGAAATCCAAGCATAGTGATACTATGCAGTTTATCAAGGAAATGGCTTTCCCATTAGGTAAAGCAATCTGGAATAAGCAAGTACAGGAGTTACTCGCTGAACATACACGTGGTAATAAACTTGTGTTTGTTGGTAACAATGGCTCTGTAGCTATGTTAGGCGAGTTTACTGAAAGTAAGGAAAGTGGTGCTTGGTATTCCAATACTAGCTATAAAAGCTATAAAAGTTACTATACAGGTAAGTATACTGATTATAGCACTTATGGTTATGATGATGTTTGGTATAGCGATGAATATGCCGAAGATTATACTGGGTACTACAACACTCAGCAAGCTGTTAAAACCTACGAAGAATTACTACAAAGAGAATACCCAGAATGTGTTAAAGGGGTTGTGGACACAATCACAGATGATGGGGAAGCTAAAAAATATTACCCAGTAGAAGTATTTGTAGGTAAGATGAGTGATGATTGTATGGAGCAGTTGATTGACGATATGTATGACTTGGCTTATCAATACTACGTATCAATTTATGATTACATGATTAAAGATTACAGTATTGTATTCTGGGTTGATTATCCAACCGCTATAGTTGGTAAGAAAATCAACGATGCTCAAACTATTTATGCAGGAGATAAGGACTATACAGGGGGTAAATAACCCCCTTCTCTTTTGGAGGTTTATATGAGTGGGATAGAATTATTTGATAGTCACGATTTATTTATGAAAAATGTGATATGGCAGTCTAGGTTCAATGGCTTTTTCAGTTTTCTAGTTGTTGATGAACGTAAAGGAGAAACTTTTCTAAGTACTGAAAACGGTGATTTATTTCAAGGTGCTTATGGTACTAGCTTTATAAAAGGTAAAGACGATTATGAACGCTGTTATATCGTAAAGGCGGTATATGCATGAATACGATTGAACTTGATATAGTAAAAAGGGAGTTCTAATAATGATACGCATTGGATTATATGACAAACAAGATTTACAAGGTAAGATTTTGATATGGTTTAACAACCCAACTAGCATGCCAATATCTTTCATGGTAATGTCACTAAATATTGGCGAAGCAGAAATGGACGTTTATAAAGATGGACTGTATAGTCCACATTTTAATAATACATTCTGGAAGACAGACACAGATTATCCTAATTTATTTTTACTAAAGGAGAAATATTAATGATAGACCGTGATTTATACGATAAACAAGACCTTGACAATAAAATTATAATTTGGCATTTGCATTGGCGTAATGAATACAAATCTTTTAAAATTTTAAGTCAACGTATTGGTTTGGACGGTATGAATGTAGGCAAGTGCGATTTATTTCGCAGTTATGGAGATACCATATTTTGGAAGCAAGATACGGATTTCCCACAACTATTTGTAGTAAAGAAATTGTATAGGAGCGTATAAATGAGGTTACCTTTACTACCACATCAACAAGAAGGTGTGGAATTTATTTTAAATAACTCGTCAGCATTTGTGTGCGACGATATGGGAATGGGTAAAACCAGAACAGTAATTGAAGCTATGATACAACGTAGTCAATTCCCCATTCTAGTAATTTGTCCTAGTGCTTTAAAACTTAATTGGAGAAATGAGATTGCGAGGTGGGTTGGTATAGATTTAGAGATTGATAATTTAGAGCAAGATATTATTATTACAAACTATGAACGTATGAACAAGTATAAATTTGAAATACAGGCTTTACCAATAAAGCAACTGGTATTAGACGAAAGCCATTCGTTTAAAGAGGAAAGCAGTAAACGTACTCAGTTAGCACTTGCATGGTCAAGAAAAATACCATACAAGATTTTAATTAGTGGTACACCAATGTTAAACAGACCACGTGAACTAATTACACAAATGGAAATTCTTAATAATATTCACAAAGTAGGTGGTAGAGAGAAATTCTTAGAGAAGTATTGTAATCCACGTCATAGTCAATACGGTATTGATTATAGCGGTTGCTCAGACTTACAGGAGCTTCATCAAACGATGAATGGAATTTGGCTTAGACGAACTAAGGACGATTTAGAGAATAAGTTACCAACTAAAACAATCGTGCCAATTCCAATTATAGAATTAAACCAACCAGCTCCTAGAAGTTTTAACGATATTGAAAGATATGATAGAGCGGTACTATATAAGAAATTAGATGCTTCTGTAGATTTTATAGAACAGTTATTGGAACGTGATGAAAAGGTGGTAGTGTTCGTACATCATAAAGACATTGGGAAGGCTTTAAACATGAAATTCCCAGATGCTAGTGTTATTGTAGGTGGTCAATCACCAGTACACAGGCAACTTAATATAGACAATTTCCAATTACATGATACTCAAATTATTATTTGTAGCTTGCAAGCTAGTGCAGTAGGACTGACATTGACTGCTAGTAGATGTGCAGTATTTATAGAATATCCGTGGTCACCTGCATTACTAGCACAAGCACAAGACCGTGTTCATAGGTTAGGGCAAGATAAAGACGTGTTTATCTTCTACTTATATGGACAAGGCAGTATTGATGAGTATAGACTAAATACAAACAGTTTTAAGAAAGCAGTTATTGATTATATAGTAGACGGAGGAATGTTATAATGAGTATGTTATTCGATAGATATGCAAGTGAAGAATTTGATAGTAATTATGATGATTGCCTTGAAGATATTAAAAAGCAATTAGCAGTTAGAAAGAGAGGAACAAATAAGGTTCTATATTATATCTACGGAGAATATGTGGCTGATGCTGTAGCAGAGCAATATTGTATGAGCTTTGAAAAGATACGACGTTTACCAAGGGATTACTTTAAATGGCTCGTAGATAATAAAAAGAAATACACAATTATCGATGACCATTACTTCTGTTATGGTTGGGACGACGTTAAGAAAATGAAAAAAGAAATTATTAATAAACCTAACAAAGTTTTTATTAATGGGGGTAATAATATGCACTTAGTAACAAAAGCAGAAATGGTATGTAATCAAGCAAAACTTATCATTAGAGATTACGAAAAGCATGGTGATTTAGACCAAGATACAAAAGAAGACGCTATCTATTGTCAAGGTAGTGTTGATGTTCTTATAGACGTAATTGGTAACGGTTACGATATTGGTGTAACAGTAGATGAGTTAGAAGACCTATGGGAAAAGTTACAAGAAATCTTATTTTAATTGAAGGAGAGCACATAATGCAAAAAGTTTACACTAAAGAAGAAATGTTTAATGTTATTGTCGAATTTAAAAATGTTATGGATTATATCTACTCAGCTCGTATGGATTGGTATCAAGGTGTTGGCGAAATGGATAAAGCATTATCTGATATTCGTCACCTAGTTGAAAATAATTATAACGGAGACCAAGAGCAGGGCGATATGTTCTCTCAAATCTTATTACAAGTATCTAAAGAGCGACGTAGAAATAA